CCAGCCCTCCTTTTAACTTGTCAACATCTGAGCGCACCTGATCCAACTTGGCGGAGTGTGCGTCCAGGCGCTCGATCAGTTGGTCAATCTGGCGTGGGGTCATCGTGCCTCCAGCGCGGCAGTCAGCGCCAGCAGTGCGTCAGTTCGCGTCGCGCCAGTGCCAGTGCCGAGTGGCTCGCCGTCAATCTTGTCGGATGCGATGGCAGTCCACACGCCGTCAATCTGGTCAAGCAGGATGACCTGCCAGCCGTGAACGGCAGCGGCAGCCATTGCTTGATCTAGTGCTGCAAGTTCAGCGTCCATTAGGCACCGATCCTTCCGACGCTCAACGCTGGGTACACGCCTGCCACATTGGCGGTGTTGAGCGCGCCGCCAGAAGTTTGCACGAGGGTGATGGTGACCTGGTCACCAGAAACGAGATACAAGTTGGTAGTGACAGAGAGGTTTGTCGTACCGGCTGACGCAGCAGAAACATTGACGCTGCCCCTAGTGGTTCCGTTTACCACGATTGCAACCTCGCGGCGGCCAGTGGCGTTGGATGCAAAAGCCGCATTTGCCGTGACGCAATAGAACCCATCTTGACCGATGTCAATGCTGTCATTAGCGTTGTTGAACCAGCCATTTGGATCGTAGGTCTCAATGCTTGGTGTGGAACTTGCAGTGCTAAGTACTGCCTTGGTTGAGGTGTTGTTCGTAAGCGATTGTGTTGCTGTGTGCGAGACACGCGCGACATAGTTGGAGTTTTCGCCAATGATTTTCACTGACGGAGAGTCAAAATACATCTCAAGGGAAGCACTCATTGTTGTGGATTCTCCAAGCGATAAGAACCCCTGGTTAGTCGGAGCACCTAAGGTGATCTCCGCATTACCGCAGATAAGATAACCAGGAGCGTTTGTCGGATTGTTTCTATCTGTGAAAAGAAGCTCAGGCAATCCATTGCCAAGTCGCACCTCCGTCAGATCAACGGTGCGCGCTACTGGCTGCGTTGCTACCGTGGCGATGGTGATGGTGATCTTCAGATACGCAGCGTCTGATGGTGCGGTGCTATTGGTCAGGAGCGTTGGGTCGCTGTAAAAGTCTGGCGCCAGCAACCCTTCGGCAATGTTGAGGTCAGAGAATAAAACTGTTGCTGAACTAAACGCTGTTCCAGTCGTAGTGACTCCGTCAGCCTTGTAGAACTGACAGGTGATCTTAGCGTTGGATTCTGTGCTAAGTCCGCCATTCTCAAAGGTCGCCTCTGCGTAGAAAGAGAACGAGCGAGAGGCTGACGATGCGACAGGCACATACCGCGTCAGGGTTGCGCTCTTGCCAGTCAGCGTGCCGCTTGCCACGGTGAAGCGCAGCACATTGCCAGAGCCAGCGCCAGCGTCTGCGACGATGGCGGCAGTGATCGCCCCTGCGCTGTTGACATCCGTGAATGTCCAATACGGCAGTGGGTTCTCTGCGGTGATCGTGTCGCCTGCTGCATCCGGCGGAATCGCAAAGTCGCCATTCGCCACGCCAGCCTGAATCTCTCGCAGCGCGGCTGGACCAAAGAGCAGGGCGGTCTCGCCGTCGCTCGATGTGCTGACGAGCGGCGCGCCCTTATCGGCGTTTACGCCGCCCTCAAACGCTCCGAAGCCTTCTAGGTTTGTGCCGTACTTACCCACTCTTACTCTCCTGCAATGAGGCCGCGTAGCCCCTTGAGATACTGACGGCGGAAGTCTGCCTGGATCTCATACTGGACTTGGTAGGTGCCGCCACCCTCAGCGAAGCGCATTGTCACGGTGGGGATGTAGAGAATAGCGGCAGAGAGGTCAAGCGCTGGAGCGGTGAGTTTCACATACTGCCCTGGCAGCCATGCCTTCACGAGCGTGTAGGTTGCAGCTGCGGTCAGCGCGTAGCCCTGGCTGTAGCCGTACTCCCAATCTGGCGCAGAGGTCTGGCTGAGGTTCGCACCGGCAACCGTGAAGGACACGGTGCGTACTGGCTTGCCGCGCGTCACCATCGTGGCACGAGCTAGAGCACCGATGGTTGCGCCGCGATCTGCCTTGGCGACGATCTTCGGCGCGCTGAATACCTCGTGCGGCAGAGGACCATTGCGGCTTGCCAGACCAGCGCCGTTGCGGCTGTAGGTGCCTGTGTAGGTGCGGAAGTATGGGTCGTTGGTCGGAGCCGTGGGCCAAGTCTGGTTATTGTCGTAGCGCGCATAGGCTGAGTCAGCCTGCACAAAGATCCCCTTGACGATGTCCGAGTGATCGAGATTGACCGAGAGGTCGCGTGCCAGCAGGCGCGTCACGGTGGAGGCGCTGCCAGTCTGGACGCTCGCAGGATCGGTGACGATCTCGGCCGGAGCTGTGGCGTAGGTCGGCGCTGTGGTCTTTGGTCCGTAGTTCAGTCGCCCATCGGTATCAATCCAGTAGCGGTACTGAATGTCAGCGATGCCGCCTGCCGCCTCAGCGACCTGATCCAAAGCGCTCTGTAGCGTAGATGCCTTGAAGGTCTGCTTGCCAATGGTCTGCGCGGAGCCTGTGTAGATGGCGCGCGTGGAGCCGCTGATCACGGCGGTGTTCAGGATCTGGCGCGTGGTCGAGTCATTGACCAGCGTATGCACGCGAGCCAGCAATCCGTTGATGATGTCGCGGTCGGTCGATGTAGACGAGCCAAGCGTGAACGAGTCCACAAAGGAGGTGGCTCGGATGCCTGTGGTGCCGTTGCGAATGATGGTCTTTTGCAGCCAGCCGTCTGCATCGTCAACGCTAACGGTTGCACGCGAGCCAAGGCCGTTCTCCAACATCCGCGCATCAATGCCGGTCACATAGCCAAGGAAGATTGGTGACGAGACGCTGTAGCGGCTGTCAAAGAACTGAACGCGCGCATTGTCGTGGACTGCGCCAGAGCGCCACCACGGTCCTGCCACTGGAGTCTTGGTCTCAATCACATCAAAGGTCATTGAGCCACCGTTGCCGTCGCCTGAGAGCGTCAGCGAGAGACTGCCGAGATCGACATACGGCGTGGTCAGCGCGCTCGGAGCTGGGAGGTCCAGTAGGTTCGCGCCGCTGTCAACGCCAGCCACGATCAGGCTGAATGGGTTTGCCATTTAGCGACCGCGCTTGAAGGTGCCTGTTCGGTTGATCGAGTCAGTCACGACGGTGTCAACCTTGCCTGTGCCGATAAAGATGTTGTTGGTTGTTGCGCCGCCTCCCATTGGTGGAACAAAGGTTCCAGAGGTGACTGCGTTGGCAAGGTACGGCGAGTATCCGGCAGAGGTCGTACCTGCTGCACCCAGGTTTGCCTGCGTGGAGAAGAGTGTCCGTAGTGCGAACACGATTGCATCAATGGTGACCTTCAGCGCTTCCAAAAAGATCTTCAGCGGCGTGAGCGTGATGACCAGTAGGTTGACATCGCCTGCTTCACCGAACACCTCGAATAAATCTTTGACAGATTCCATCAATGGAAGGACACCGTTATCAACAATGTCTGTAAGGATTGGTCCAGCCATATCAAGAAGCGAGTTAAACGCAGGCACAACATTCTGCATAATGAATTCAACTAGTTTGTTTAGGCTTGGAATCAACTTCTGTCCTAGTTCGATTGACATTGCATCAAAGTTGTTGCCGAGAATACCTAGCTGGTATGCCAGACCCTGCTTCTGGTAAGAGAGCGCTGTGTCGGTGGCACCAGCAGAGTTCTTCATTAGTTCCAGTTCTTCATTGAACTGTGCGCCGCCGTTCTTGGCAAGAACGAATGCGCCTCGAATCGCTCGCGCGTCTCCCAGGAGCTCAGCAATTGCTTCGTTGCTGCCGCCAGTCTTCTCGATCAGATCGGCCATAAAGCCGTTGAGGCCCTTGGTTCGCAGACCAGTCGCGGTGAAATCAATGCCAAGTTGCTTGGCAAGTTCAGTTGCCTGTCCAGTAGGAGAAAGAACGGCTTGCATAATCGCGTTCAACTGCGTGGTGGCGTTCTCCGCATCAATACCGTTCTTGGTCAGTACCGCCAATCCTGCTGCAACATCCTCAAGGCTGACACCAAGAGGTGCCGATAGGGCCGTGACCTTACCAATGTTTTCTGCGAGTTCTGGGAAGGTGATCACACCTCGATCAACGGTCTTGAAGAGAATGTCCGAGACGCGCTGCGCCTCATCCGCACTGAAGGAGTAGGCGTTGAGTACGGCCGTGATTCCTGCGGCGGACTCTGAGGTTTGCGCGAGACCGGCAGACGCAGCCTTTGCGGCGGCATCAAGTACCTTGAGACCTTCTGCACCTGCGAAACCGCTGGATGCGATGTCATACAAACCTTGTGCAAGTGTCTCGCCACTTTGCGGAAGGGTCTTGCTTAGTTCAAGAACGGACTTCTGAAGGTCTGCAAATGCTGCTGGCGTTAGCTTGGCAATGCTGTTGACATTGAGCATCGCCGTCTCAAAGGCTGCCGCCTTCCTTACCGCATCAATGGCAAAGGCTGCAAATGCCGCCGTGATTGCTGCGGCGCCAACCGCGATGCCCTTGAAGGCGGTAATGCTAGTCCTCTTGAGATTGCCCATAGAGGTGCCGATCTTGCCGAGCGGCCCTGTGGCTTGATCCTTCGCCTTGACTACGAAGTTAGCGGTCTGGTTTGCAGCCATCAGCGTTGATTACCCCTTCTAAACTTTAGGATGGTGTTGCGGAATGGCTCGCTGTTCAAAAACGCGGCTACCGTCTTACCGTATGACTCTACCGCTCGATTGATGTTTGCGCGCTGCTTCACCACTTGATCAACGAATGGTCGCGGCCTCACTCCCTTGACGGTGAATGTTCCGTTCGGCGTAGTGCGGCGCTGACCTTGCCCACCCACAACCAGCCAGCCGTAGAACACGCCCTTACGACCACCCTTGATACCAACCACCGCAGCAGGCTTGTTGTATCGCGCTCCGCGTGCCAGCACCTTCTTGCGAAGGTTGCCGGTCTCGCCACGCGGTGCCTTGTCGCGCATTGGCTTCTGGAGTGTGCGCGCGGCGTTGAGTGTGGCGAAGGTCATCAAGCGCTTGAACGCGCTTGGGTTAGAACCCTTTAGGAAGCCGAGCCGCAGCTGGTCGTAGTTCCTATCGAACTGACCTTCTACGACAATCGCGGCTGGCATCTACTTCCCTTTCGGCTGCATCTCTGCGTGGATCATCCACGCCAGCAGCACCTGGTCAAGCGGTAGGCTCGCCACCTCTTCTGGCCACATCCCAAACTTCTCGCCAAGGATGTGGAACATAATCTCAGGCGGTGGGGATAGAGACTGCCCTATCGCCAGCCGCCTGGCAGCGAGCCTTACTTGGGGTCTGGCTGGTTCGCCTTGCCCCACGCCTCAAGCGTCTGTGAAAGTGCGTCTACCGGTGCGTCCAGCACATCCTCACAAGGCTTGCCATCAAGCCCCTTGAAGTTATGCGTGACCACCAACTTGGCAAACGCAGCGAGCGCGCGTGGTGCGTCTCCAGAATCCAAGTCGAGCAGGATGCGCGCCGAGACTGCCTTACGCAGCTCGGCCGTCCACCCAGCGTACTTGCCCTCCAGCGTGATCTTTACCGTGTCCATATTAACCCTCCTACTAGCGCACTAGGCGCTGCTCTTTACGGCGCTGTTGCCAGCGGCGAATCCACCACGATCTCAAGCGACTTGCCTGAGGTCGTATCAAACGCCAGTCGGCAGGTCACTTCATTGACCACAACGCCTTCGTTATCCGCCGAGAGCGGAACAACATTCTCGATCTCCCACGAGCCGAGAATCCACACGCCGAAGTTATCGGCAGTCGTGCCGTACAGGCGCAGATACTTCTGCGTGGCGATGTCGGTGATTGGGAAGCTCGTCGTGGCTGCTGAGTTGCTCGCTACCGTGAAGGTCAGGGTTGCATCCAGCACACCGGTCAGGGCTGCCGTCGCGGCCGAGAGGCTGCCGTCAAGGGCGGTGATCATTCCAACGCCAGTCTGGATGGACAGGTTGAAGTTGTAGATCGAAGCGTAGTCGGTCGCCCCTGTGCCGCTCTTGTCTGGGAAGTTGGTGTCGGTGCTCAACTTCATCAAGCGACCAGGCAGGAATGGATTTGCAGGGATCGCATTAGGGAAGGCAAGCACTGAGCTGGAGACCGTGGTCGCCGCAAAGGTTGCACCCATCTGAAGCAAGCCTGCTGCATCTGCCGAGAAGGTGATCTCGGTTGGCGCTGCGTCTCGAACGAGATACTTCTGCACGCCGTCAGTCACAAGGAACGAGTAGAAGACGAGCGTGTCGACATCGGTCTGCGTTGGCGACCAAGTCCACGAGTACGGCGAAGCCGTGCCTGAGGTGCTCGCGCCGATTGCGTCAAGTACGAGTGGCAGGGTGCGGAGCGATGCAGGACCCTCAGCAATGGTGAGGACTGGTGCGCGTCCGGTGATGACTGGCTGGCTCGCCTGGATCGCGGTGCGGCGACCAACTGATACCGTTTCGCCCATATCGACGGTCACGCCAAGATCAAGCGATCCGACAGTCTCGTTGAAAAGAATCTCGCCGGTCGTTGTACCCATGGCGGCGGCCGTGCCGAAGCCAGATTGCGACGCAGTAGCGATTCGCGTCAGAGCCTTTGCGCCGTATGTTGCCATCTCTCGATCTCCTTGCTTTACGCGGTGAACGCCACGGTGTCATAGACCGTGACTTCCGCAGTTGCTTCTACGGTCAGGTATTCCTGATCGGCGTATGTATCTGTGCCGAGTGTAGTAGCAGTGACTGCTACCTGAACGGCATTTCCACTAATCGTCACAGCGCCATCAAACGCTGTGCGGAGCCACGCTCGCCAAGTATAGAGATCGCGGTACTTGTCCTCCATCCGTGGGATTGGAAGCAGGTACAGGCGGATCGCAACAGTCAGCACCGTGGTGCGGTTGCCATTGCCAATGCTGATTGAGTCATCGCCAGGGAAGAGCACGACGGCTGGCACAACCGGCAGCGACTCTGGCGGTGTTGCCCACGCGTTGCGGAGTGCGTAGCCGGTAGGCGGAGTGACCGCCTCTAGTCGAGTTGCAATGGCATCAAGGATGGTGAGGTCGGTCATCGCGCCAAGCCGTTGCGCTTGCGGTACGGCTCAAGGATGAGTGCAGCCTCTGGGTGCAGGGCGCGGCTCATGCGAAGGATGCCGCCAAGGTCAGCCGATCCGATCACACCGAATGGCGCGGTGCGGCTGTTCCAGACAGCGCCAGCCTGAATGATTTCCGCTTGCTTCACAGCAGCTGGCACACTGGGAAAGCCGAATACGCCGACCACGCGGACCCCAAGGTAGACATCCTTAGGGAAGTTGCGCGGCCATGTGACGCTCGTGTCGATCTCGGTGTATGGGAATCCATCCAGCGCAGCATTGCGCGGAGCCAGCACATAGTCGGTGCCAGCCGTCCAAGTCGTCTCGTAGGTTCCGTTCGCGTCATCGTCTGTCTGGAGCGTCGTGATGCTGACGAGATCATCAGTCAACACATACTCGTAGTCCTCAGCCGTGTAGAAGCGTGTCTCTGACGCTGTGCCGAAGCCAGTCTTTCGGTCGCAGTAGAGATCGATCAGCGTGTCGGTTGCGTCGAGCACCGACTGAAGCGCGGTGTCATCGGTCGAATCGGTGATCCCCACGGCTGCCTTGAACTCTGAGAGGGATGCATAACTCATTAGCGGCCTCCTGTATGTAGGTAGGTTAGGACTTGCGTTGATGACGCTACTACGCCGTAGAGTTTGTCAGCCTCTGGCAGCCAGATCGTTACGGTGACTCCCTTGTGCAGTTCCATACCGGTGGAGGTGGTCACGGCTGCATCACCAACATAGACAGTTGTGTTGCCGCTCATGTGTAGGCTCACCCACGATGCACCGACTACACCTGTCGTGATCAGGGTCGGAGTTGTGCCAATCGTGACCTGCCCATTCTTTAGCATTATTCCCCTTCAGGAGCGACGCTAGGCTCCGATTGCGAGATGGTAGCAGTCCTCATACCCTTTGATACTTTCGCGCGCTCTACCAGCCGCGTTGGTGCCTCTGCGTCGACATCTGCAACAGCCTCAGCCAAGCCAAACCCAATCAGGCTCTCCGCCTCTGCCTGTGGCAGGTCAACGATTGAGCCGCTTGGATATTCACCGCGTCGCTTGCAAAGTCGAACGAGCATTGATCTCCTTACTTGCGGTTCAGGGGAGCCGCCGAGGCGGCTCCCCATCCCCACTGACTAAACCTAGCTACTGACGGATCAGTTGCAGGCGTAGTGCTTGACTGCATCTGGCTGCAGAAGGCCGGTCGCGCCGCGAACCTCGACCTTGTACGACACCAAACCAAGGTTCCAAGCGTACTCACGCGATACGGAGACAGTGATGCCTCCCACGAGTGCAGTCGCAATCTGCCCCAAATCTCCGAAGAGAATTGGCTTTGCGTTGTCTGCAATGTCGGCGATGCCGCCGGCAGTGTAGACAGGCTTGCCAAGAAGGCGATCAGGGCCACCCTGGCCACCTGGCTGGAAGAGCGGAACGCTGGACGATGTGATCCCAAGGATGGTTCCAAGGGTCGCATCGGACATCAAGAAGCCAGCCTTAGGGGCCGTCCTGTATTGCTGACGAACGCTGTACTGGAGCGAGTTCAGCTCGGCATATGTAGGCACGAAAGTCGCACCAGTTACACCAAGGGTTGAAGCGTTCACAACAGCGGTACCAGCGGCGGCCCCATGTGCTACCGCCACAGCTCCACCGGCCGCATCCGAGATGAAGTCGGCGAGTGAGAAGGCTGAGTCTTCAACAAGTTCCTCGCTCACCTGAACGAGAATCTTGTAGCCGCTTGGGGTCAACTGAAGCGTGCCCATCGTTGGGTCACTTTCAACAATCGTTCCACCTTCGCCTGGTGCAGTCGCGGTCCCAAGAGCCGTGGCTCGTGGGAACTTGATTGCGTTACCAGTTGCAACCTGAATCACATTAACCACTGCTGGGTTGATGAATGGGTTGATCTGCGCAGCCACGACATTAACTCGTGGGAATACTGACACAGGGTCACCCAGGTTGCTGCTCTTGGTCACATCGCGCTGCTCAAAGATCTCCGTACCACCGGCGAGACCGAGTGCTCGAAGGCGCTCGGAGTCGGTCTTGGTCTTAGGAGCCGAAGGAGCAACAACAGCGGCGAACTCGGCGCGAGCCTCGTCAGCAGCCTTGCGTGCTTCCGTAGCGTTCTTCTCGGACTTCATCGCCTCGGCAAGCGTACCAGCCTCTGCGACGAGCTTCTCGAAGCGCGCCTTGTCTTCGCCCTCGAGGGCGATGCCCTTATCGGCGGCCTCTACGGCAATGCCGCGAGCCTCCGTAAGGAGGTGTGCTCGCTTGTCAGCGAGATTTGCGAAGTCGGACATAGTGTCCACTTCCTTTCTCCGCGCATAGGCGGACTATCTTCTTTGCTCTCCTCGGTGGGTTGCTCTAACGCGGACTCGCCTACTCAGGGCGGTGGGGCGCAGGCACGAGACCTAGAGTGCGTCACCTTCTGCCGCTACAATCGCCAGCATTGCCGCAGCGACGGATGGGTCAATGACCTTCTCCTGCTTTGGCGCTAGCTTCGAGCGGACAGCATCAATGACAGCCACTTCCTCGGTGGACAGTTCTCGTCCAGCCTTGACTGACTCAAGTGTGGCCATCAACGCCTCAGCCTCTACGCCGATCTTTGGCGCAGTGACTTGACGGATTGCCGTGAGACCAAGGGTTGCAGGGTAGGCAGGGGTCTGACCACCGGCAGCAAGGATGCTCACCTCGAACAGGTTGGCTTCCTTGATCGTGCGCTGATTGCCATCCCACGAATCCTGAACCTTCTGGAAGCCGAATGACATACCGGCAGCGGCGCTCTCGTGCGTCAGCATCGAGATGACCTTGGCAGCGTCTGGGTCGGCTGGATCTAGTTTCGCCTCAACGCGCAGACCAGTCTCGTCCTCGGTCAACTGAAGGCGGCCGCTCGCGGTCGTTGCCAGAGCGCGCGTCTCGTCATGACCAAACAGGAAGGAGATGATCTTCTGCCCTGCCGATGCGCGAGCCAGCGAGCGCTTGAAGGCGCTCGGCGCAATGCGCTCCTCGAATGGCAGACCAGCGCTCGCGCTGTTCCAGATCGCAGCGTAGCCGCTGAAGGTGCGCTGACCGTCAGCATCAGCCTCGGCAAGACGATACTCGCCAATCGGAAGTGAGCGAGTTTCTTTCTCTTTCATATCAATGATCTCCCTATCTTCAGCCGCGATCAAAGCATCTGCCCACGAGAGTACGCGATCAGTTGTTTCCACACCCCAAAGGAAGCCAGCAACAGCGCCTGGACCTGGGAAGTCCTCGTTGTCCTGATCCTGATTCTGTGGCACGCCTTCCCAGTCGCCGCGATGACGGCGAATCCAGGCAGCCATGCGGATCACCTTGTCGGTGTCTGCTCGACCGGCTGCGAGTTCGCGCGCCTCGGCGATGGTCTGTGGCTGCAAGCCTTCGCCTGCGCGGCCGTCCTCTACGAATGACAAGCCGCGAGCAGCTGCGTCACGGATGTAGTTCGGCACCTCGTAGACAGCGCGATAGCCGTCCTCGGCTGGTGCCCACGCCGCGCAGTAGTAATCTCGCTTGACTTGGGCATCCCACTTGCTGCAATAGCCAGCCTCGTAGAACGAGCAGTTGCCGCAGTTCTGACCCTCTGGTGCGCCGTCGGTTCCGGCAGGACGGTAGGCATCTGGCAAGACGCGCTCCTCGTCGCTGAGATACTCGTCAGGCGAATACGCCTCGATCATCAAGCCGCGAGCCATCTCGCGCACGGCTGGATCATTGTCAATGGCGTACTCCAACTCTGCGCCGTACTGCTCCTTGAGGAGGCCGTACTTGAACTCCTTAAACGCCAAGCCGGTAGCAAAGGGTGAACCCTCAAAGTCGTTGAGGTGGACCTCTTCAATGCCTGCGACCTTGTACTCCTGAAGCCATGCGCGTGTCTCTTGCAGTCGCTCGATGCTGCGAGCCGAGACCACGATCAACTGCTTATCGCCGTTCATGATCTCCTCGTTGAGGAGATCAATCAGCGGCTGATTCGGCTGCTCATTGTCAAGGATGAGCGTGCCGTCTAGGTCAACAATGATGTAGCTCAAGCCTGTGGGTCCTGACCAACTACGCCGATGTTGAGCGCCTTGTAGTGCTCGTCGCCGCCTTCAACATCTGCGCGATCCTCAAGACGGCGGATCTCGTTGAGCGACAGGATGCCGTTATTCAGCGCGATGGCGTATGCGTCGTAGCGCTCCTTGGTCGTAGGTCGGAGCAGGCCGTCAAGGGTGAACTTGATGAAGGTCTGATCGGCACCTGGAACGAGACGCTGCAAGCCAGCCTCTAGGCGCGTGACGAGTGGTCCAAGCCCAAGGCGCAGCCACTCAATGCTGACGATCTCAACGCTGTTGTACGAGCTGTTGCCGCCTGGGTACTGGAGCAGGTGGAGCGGTACGCCCATCAATCGAGCGATGGACTCAACGCCCCAGTGCAGGGTCTCAACCAACTGCATATCGCTAATCTTCATGGACATCTGCTGGAAGTCTGCACCGCCGGTGAGCACCGCGATCTTGTGCATCTTCTCAATGCCCTCGTGCCGGCGGCTGAACGAGTTGCGGAGTGAGTCCGCCTGATCCTGCGTCAACTCGCCAGGGATCTTGATCACGGCCGATGGGGCTGCGCCCTGCTCGTAGAACTTCGCGCTGTAGAGCTGCGTGGCGCTGGCAAGGCCGAGTGTCGTGCGGTGCTGCTCAACAGGCGACGGTGCGCGGAGCGCCGAGCCAGTGGCGAAGAGTGGGATGTGCAGGATCGCGTCGGCGGTCAACTCTACGCCAACATTGTCATCGCCAGTGACGGTGTAGATCGGTGCGCCGTCAACGCTCTTGATGGTGACCTTCTGCGGATCAAGTACGCGCATCTCAACGATGTCGCCGTTGCGCCCCTTGATGAACAAAACGAACAGATTGCCGTCAATGAGGAGTGACGAAACCATGCGGTGCTTCAAGTCGAAGCCAGTGAAGTTCGGATTGTTTGGCTGTGGCATGGTGAGCCAAGATGGTGACGGTCGGTATGGGCGGCGAGTGCCGTCAATGCGGATGTAGGTATCCCATGGCAGCGACGCGACAGTGTCGGCGTACAGCTTGACTGCTGCGTAGTAGGCTCCAATCGAGAGCGCCGTCTGGCTGTTGATTGAGACACCGGCAGAAGAAACAGATGGCTGATTGTCGGTGATCCAAGTGCCACCTACGGCACGCTGCTCACCAAGGATGCGGCGAAGGATGCTCACTTACGGTCTCCTAGCGTATAGCCGATAGCGGCAAGAGCCGCGCCCAATGCGATGAGTCCTAATGGGATAGAGAGTAGCGCGAGACCTGCGATGACAAGTGCGCCACCCACAACTTCGAGAAGGTTGCTAATCATAGGTTGATCCACTCCACTTTCGCTGCTGACTTAGGTTCTACCTGCAGGAACTTTACACCCTGGAAGGCGACACAGGCGGAGATCGCAGCATCGATGCGGTCTGGGGATGCCTTGTATGCCTTGGTCAAGACCTGACCAAAGCGCGTCAGGCGCGTGTGGACATTGGAGATGTGGCGAGCTAGGAGCGGATTGCCGTCGTGGCGCAGCCCTTCGCCAGTCGCCACGGCCGTAAAGAATCGGTCAACGGCTGGACCCATCCGCTCAATCGTGGCGGTGTTGAACACTGCCACGCGCTTGCCGTAGCGGCGCGTCCAGTCCTCAATCTCAGAAGCCCAGCCAGGAGGGTCGGCAAAGATGGTCGCGTCATAGGTCTGCATGACCTGATCGATCACTGCGTCTACCTCGCCGCGCGGCACCGTCCAGTCTGGGTCGCGGTTGGTGTCGGACTTCTCCCACGCCCTGATCAGGAAGATGTGACCGTCCATTGTGCAGGCGGTGATGACCGTAGCGTCACGCGCATACGAGCCGTCAAAGCCGATGCTCAGGCGCTCGCCTGGAATGAGTTTGCGCTCACGATCAGCCAGTTTTGCCCATGCCTCTGCGCCAATCCAGCGGTCTGGCGGCTGCACAAAGCGGTTGAGATGGTAGCGCTGCCACTCGTGCATTGGCACTTCGCTGGCGCGTGCGAGCAGTCGGTCGATGTCTACGAATGCCGGTGCGCTTGGGTTCGCCTGCTCTAGTGCAGCCCTACGGCCAGTGTCGGTCTCTAGGTCGTGGCTATCAGCAGCCGCCCACCACTCGACTAGGAAGGAAGGGTCGATCACCTCGCCAGACGAGATGCGCTTGGCGTAGGTCAGCATCCTGCCGAGCAGCGTATTCTCGTCGGAGCCTGCCGTTGAGATGTTCAACTCCAGCGCTTCGGCTCGCTTGGCGAGAGAGTTGGAGAGCACGAGATGCACGCGCTCCTTGTTGCCTGTCCACTCGTGCAGCTCGTCAGCGATAAAGCAGGT